GGTTCGTTTCGTGACAGGGTTTCACACCAAGTCGCCATCCCGCGGGGGTCGCCAGCGCCCGCGGGGGCCCGCGGGGCGTGCATGATCCGGGTCACCGTCGAGCTTGTCAGCGCCGTCGCGCCCGATCGGAACCGGATCCTCGGGGTCGCCGAGATCTCGAACGTCGGCGGCGACCGGCGACTGGCGGACTACGAGATTCGCCTGCGGAAGTGGGCCCCGTCGGGCGGCCAGACGTGGCGGCGCGGCACGTTGCACGGCTTCCCGCGGCTGGCCCGCGGCCCGTGGGATCTCCTGTACCGGGCGCTGGCCGTGGTCGTGGGCGATCAGAATCCCGAGGTGCGCTGGTGATCGGCGAGGACGGGGCCGACCTCACCGTCTCGCGCGAGGTGATCGCGGTCGACTTCAAGCCGCGGCCGGCCGGAGCGCCCGACCTCGCGCCCGGGCTCCGGGTGACCGATCGGTGGCGCTCGACCTGCCAGCACGGCCATATCTCGGTCGACGAGGACCTGCGAATCGCGACCTGCTCAGACTGCGGCGAGCGCCTCGACCCGGTATGGGTCTTGCTCGAGTGGGCCCGGCACTGGAGCCGGCTGGCCGATTCCTGCCGCTATCTCGGGGATGAGATCGAGCGGCGCACCAAGGTCCTCGAGGATCTCAAGCGGGAGGAGCGGAACTGCCGGGCCCGGATCCGGCGGGCGCCGCTCTGAGCGCATGGGCCGTCCCGCGCACGCCAAGCTCGAGATCCTGTCGCAGCGCGCCTACGCCCTGCGCCGGGGGGTCAGCCACAAGGCCGTCCAGAAGGCGATTGCCTCCGGCCGGCTGCAGGGCGCCCTGCGTCCCGGCAAGAAGCTGGACGCCGAGGCGGCGGACCGGGCGTGGGCGGCGAACACCGACGTGACGAAGCCGCGGAACTCCGTCTCGGGGGATCCCAAGCACCGGCGCGCTCCCGGGGCCCCGGCCTCACCGGCGCGCTCCCGGGGCTCCCGCCCCGATGTCGACGAGCCGACCGACGCCGGCCTCGGGGTGACCGACCGCGGCTACACCGCGGCGCGCGCCATGCGGGAGGCGTTCGCGGCGAAGACCGCGAAGCTCGAGTACGAACGGCTCTCGGGCAAGCTCGTGGAGGTCGACGAGGTCCGCCGTGGGGCCTTCGAGGTCGGCCGGCGGGTGCGCGACTCGGTCCTGTCGATCCCCGACCGGATCGCTCCGATCCTCGCCGGGCTCACCGACGTCAACGAGATTCACCGGGCACTGACCAAGGAACTGCGCGAGGCGCTCGAGGCGTTGGCCCATGTCGAACGGCGCTGAGGTCTACGGCAAGTCGTTGCTCGAGGGGCTCGAGCCGGACGACGAGTTGACCGTCCACGAGTGGGCGGACGCGAACCGGGTGCTGTCCTCGGTCGCCTCGGCCGAGCCGGGGCGCTGGCGGACGAGCCGGACGCCCTACCTGCGCGAGCCGATGGACTGCCTGAGCCCGATGCATCCCTGCCGGCGGGTCGTCATGCAGTTCGGGGCGCAACAGGGCAAGACCGAGGCGGGGAACTGCTGGATCGGGGCGATCATCCATCGCTGGCCGGCGCCGATCCTCATGGTCCTGCCGACCGTGGACATCGCCAAGAAGGTCAGCAAGCAGCGGATCGCGCCGATGATCATGGCCTCGGACGCTCTGCGCTCGCGCGTCCGGGACGCTCGGACCCGGGACTCCGGGAACACGGTGCAGGTCAAGGAATTCCCGGGCGGCGTCCTCATGCTGACCGGAGCGAACTCCGGCGCGGGCCTGCGCTCCATGCCGATCAAGTACCTGTTTCTCGACGAGATCGACAAGTTCCCGGGCGACGTCGACGGGGAGGGCGATCCGGTCGCGCTGGCCGAGAAGCGGACCGCCACCTTCACCCGGAGGAAGATCCTGCTGACCTCGACCCCGACGATCAAGGGCTTCAGCCGGATCGAGCGCGAGTTGCTCAAGACCGACTTCCGGCGCTACTTCGTGCCGTGTCCCGAGTGCGGCCACATGGACTTCCTGACGTGGCGCGAGGTCGGGCACCATCGGATCGAGTGGGACGAGGGCTCGCCGGTCACGGCGCACATGGTCTGTGGGCGCTGCGGCGCCTGCATCGAGGAGTGGCACAAGACGGCCATGCTCGAGCGCGGCGAGTGGCGGCCGACCCGGGAGACCGAGGCGGCCGCCGTCGGCTTCCACCTGCCGGCCCTGTACTCGCCGCTCGGCTGGAAATCGTGGCGGGAGTGCGTCGAGGAGTTCCTCGACGCCAAGGACGACCCGCTCAAGCTGCGGGTGTGGGTCAACACCGTGCTGGCCGAGACGTGGGAGGAGCGCGGTACCAGCATCGAGAGCAGCGCCCTGCGGGCCCGCTGCCGGCCGTATCCGGCCGAGATCCCCAACGGGGTCGGGGTGCTGATCGCGGCCGTCGACACCCAGATCGACCGGCTCGAGTGCATGGTCTACGGCTTCGGCCGGGGCGAGGAGGCGTGGCTCATCGCCTTCACGCAGTTGTTCGGGGACCCGTCCCGCGAGGCGGTCTGGTACGACCTCGACCGCTTCCTCGACCGGGAGTTCGTCCACGAGTCGGGCCGGCGCTTCAAGGTGGAGACCGTGGTAATCGACTCCGGTGGCGCCCACACCGAGGAGGTCTACCGGCACGCCGCGGCCCGCCAGCGGCGCCACGTCTACGCGATCAAGGGCGGTTCGCACTCCGGCCGGCCGCTGGTCGAGCGCCCGTCCACCAACAACCGCTACCGGATCCCGTTGTTCGTCCTGTGCGTCGATACCGGCAAGGAGATCATCATCTCCCGCTTCCAGATCACGGCTCCGGGCCCGGGTTACATCCACCTGCCGGAATGGGTCGACGAGGAGGTCCTCGCGCAGTTGGCCTCGGAGCGGGCGGTGCGGAAGTACGTCCGCGGGCGCGGATCGGTCCGGGTCTGGCTCAAGCAGCGGGAGCGAAACGAGGGCCTCGACATGACCGTCTACGCGCTCGGCGGGCTCTACATCGCCTTCCCGGTAGCCTCGAGCCGCTCCCGCATGCTCGAGGAGCGGGCTGCCCGGTGGGCATCGCCTGCCGACGAGGTGCCTCCCGGGGCGCAAGGCGGGGAGGCCGGGCCGGCTCCGGACTCTCCGGCGCCACGGGCGGGCGGCAGCGCCGGCGTGCCGAATCGCTTCCGGCGCGGGGGCTGGATCCGTGGCTACCGCTAGCCTGCCCGGCCCCGGCCCCGGGGCCCCGGTTGGACTGTCCCTTGCATCCGGCCCGCTGGCCGGGCACTTGTGAATTCGCACCGGTTTCGCTTGCGCGGGCAGGCGACCGGTGCCATACTACTTACGTCAGCGGGAATGGCCCGCCGGCGAACGCAGGGAGGGAACGATGAAGACGAACCGGAAGGCGCAGTCGGCGGTCCGCGAGATCGCGATCTCGAACATGCCGTGGAACCAGCGCAAGCGCCTGCTCGAAACTGCCACCACCTACGCCGAGGTCTGCCGGCTCTCCCGGGTCGGCGACGTGAACTTGGTCTGCCGCGTGCTGGACGTCACCTCGCACCGGAACGGGATCTCCGGAGCGCCGTTCCACACCGTGTGCTTCGACAGCCAGCTTGACGACGGTTCGGTCGCGCGCCTCATGGCCACGATCTTCGTCGGCTACGAGAGCGAGTTCTGCGCCGTGGTCCGTTGCTCCGAGGCCGGTGCCGGCTTGGTCGAGTCCTGTTTCCGTGGCGACAACTACGCCCCGTTCCTTGCCCGCATCATCCGGCTGGCCGACTGACGACTCGAATCGCGGCGGGCCCCGCGCGGGCCCGCCGCTGGAGGACCTGACCATGAAGGACGTTCAGCGAGCCGCCTGCACGGGACAGTGCATCTGCGGGACCCACCTCTACGGCGCGAGCGACTTCTGCTCGCCGGCGTGCAGCGCCCGGGCCCGCCGCGAGGAAGTCGAGGCCGAGGACCAGACGTGCGAGTGCGGGGCGCCGGGCCGTCATCCCTATCCGATCGGCGGCGGGTGGGCGTGGGCCTGCGACGATTGCAAGGCCGAGAGCCTTTCCCGCAGCGCTGCCGACGATCCGTTCGGCCTGAGGACCGAGGCCGATTGGGACCGATGGGCGGCGGAAGCGGATCCGTCTCGTCCGCGCCACGTCGCCGAGTCGCTGCCGTCCGGTGAGACGCCAATGGGCGAGGACCTCTAGCGATGAGTGGTCCGATCACCAGCGAGCGGGCGCGCTTCTACCTCGAGCGGGCGATCCGGAGTATGCAGGCCTTCCGGAAGCTGCGGCGCGAGTCGGCGCCGTGGCGGTCCTCGCCGCGGTTGCGCTTGCTCTCCTGCTACATGGTCCAGAAGAACATCGGCCGGGTGCGCTTCTGGCGCGCGCGGCTGGCCGGCGCGCTCCGGCGCGAGAAAGAAAGCGCTTGAGCGGGCAAGCGACGTATGGTAACATGACGTTGGTCGTGGGCCGCGTGGCGCGGCCCCGCAGGCAGGGAGGGAGCATGGCGGTCACCAAGTTGACGAAGCCGGTGCGGCGCCGCACCGAGGCGCTCGTGGTAACGATCCGGCCCGAGGGCCGGGAGGCGATCCTCGAGGTGCGCGAGGCGCGCCGGCGCGTGGGCTTCGAGGTCACGCTGGCGGTTCTCTACGGCATGCTGGCCCGGCGGGCGGCCGACCGGATGATCGAGCAGCGGCGGCTGGCGCGCGCGGCCGGTCCTCTCGCGCGGGGGGAGCGATGAGCGGGATCGAGCATGGCGTGGGATCCTCGGCGCGCGAGATCGCGCGGGCGGCGTTCTGTTCCCGTGGTGTGGATGGCATCCCGGTCAAGCACGGGCATCGCGGTCCGATCGCCCGGCGGACGGATGGCGGGCTCTGTGAGGTCGGCTACTCGTGGAGCCGGTGGGGTGCGCACCACCTGAGCGGCACGGTCTACGAGCGGATCCTCGGGCGGGGACGGACGTGGGAGGCTGCCTTCGCGGCGGCCGACCGACGGCTGGCCTCGGCGGCGGCGCGCGAGATCGCCCGCCGGGCCCGGCCATGAGGGGCAACCCCAATCTCCGCGAGGCGCTCGATCTGGCCCGGCGGCTCGGTTGTGCGGTTGAGCCGATGCGCCGTTCCGGGGAGGTGAGGATCGTCCCGCCCGGCTCCGGGCTCCCGGTGGTGGTGAACGCCCGGCGGAAGGACTCGCCGCGGGTCTTGGTGGTGGCGCTCAGGCGCCTCGAGCGGGGGGAGTCGTGATCACGCGGTGGAAGCGCTGTCGCTGCGGACAGCAGATCGTGCTGCGGGACGACGGTCCTCGGCTTGGCCGGCGCTGGCACAATTACGCCCGCTCGCAGGCCGGGCGGGACGTCGTAGGGCGGGTGCATCACTGTGCGTGCCCGGTCGCCACGGCGGGTCGGTCCGTCGGCGCCGGCCTGCGCGGAACCGGGGTGAGGGTCAACGGCCGCATTCTCGAGGCGGCCCGCGGGTCGCGGTGGGGCGGCCGATGAGCGGTCGCTGTCTCATGGCATGGAGGGACCTATGAGTCTCAGAAAGCAGCCGGTTGGACCTTCGTCCGCTGTGGGCCGCAAGCCCGATCCGCCGCCGGCGCCGCCAGCGCGCCGGGTCGATCTGGTGGCCATCAGGCACACCGTGGCCGTGGAGCCGTTGCCGGAGCCGCCACGCGGGTCGCGCTGGATCGGGATCGTCACCGACTTCCGGACCGATGTCCCGGTTGACATGGGTCCCTTCGGGAACTTCGTGCAGCTTGCCGGCAACGTGCGGCACTCGGCGCGCGTGGAGTTCTGTCTCGAGCCGGTCCGGCGGCGGCGCCGGCGGACCGATCGCAAGGGGAGGGCTGGACGATGAGCGAGATCTCCTACGCTGACTTCTTGGCGCACGGCTACAAGATCTTCGGACTGCCGTTCCGGGATGCGCTCGAGGGCCTGCATACGAGCCTGCACACGGGGAGGTTCGAGCTTCCCGCGCGCCGCCGGCAGCGGTCGGCCCGGCGGCCGGCGTCCACGGCCTCGGCCTGCCGGGTAGCCGGGGAGCAGTTCGCCGCGTACCTCGAGTCGGAGCGGATCGCTGCGCGGACCTTGGTGGCGCTCGAGGCGGTGACGCCTCCGTTCTCTCCACGGACGGCGGCTGCTCTCCTGTGGCGCACCATCAGTCGGTTTCAGCCATCGCGGGACGGGCTCACGATCCGTCCGCGCGGCTAGGAGGTGGGAATGGGCAGGAGCAAGGCTTCGCAGGCGGCGAGCCTGCTTGGGCGGCGTGGGGCCCGCAAGGGTGGGCTCGCCCGGGCCCGGGCGCTGACCCCGGCGCGGCGCTCGGAGATCGCGGCGCTCGGGGCGAAGAAGACCAACCGGCTCCGGTGGGGGAAGCGCCGGCGTTCGAAGGAGGACGGCTCATGAGGATCCACGGCTTCTCCGTCGTCCGTGCAGCGTGGCGGGCGTGGCAGGGCGTCTGGATTGCCCTTTGGCGGGCGATCGCCCGGGGGGACGCGCTCCCGGCCGACCATGCCGGCCGGTGGCTCTGACATGGGCATGCGCGTGTTGCACGTGTCGGCCGTCCTGATCGAGACGCTCCTGCGGCACGGGACCCGGTGCAGCCGGCCGCTCAACGTGCCGCTGGACCTCGAGGTCCTCGACGTCCGCTTCGACCTCACGGGGGATCGCCGGATCTCTCTCGTGGTCCGCTCGGGCGAGTGGGAGGAGTTGCCGCTGCGACCGGCGCCCAACGGCCGGGCGGATTGTTGGCTCGGCGACCGGCTTCGGTCCGTGTCGTTCGACTTCGCGGCGCCGGCCTGACGCTCGCACCCGGCGCGCGGCGGGGCTCCGGATGGATCCGGGGCCCCGTTCGGCTTGGCTCGAGGACAGCGCCGGCACACGCCTGACGGACGTGTCAGCCGCTCGGGCGCTGGCAGGATTCTGGCCGGCTCGAGGACAGCGCCGGCACACGCCTGACGGACGTGTCAGCCGCTCGGGCGCTCTCCGGGCCCCGGGGGATCCCCCGGGGCCATTCGCATTCCCGGCACAATGGAATCGACAGCGGTCCCGCTCCGGTAGACCCTGCCGCTCGTGGACGCCATCACGAGTTGGCCGACGACGATTGCCTCCGGGACGACCGTCAAGGTCCTGCGCTCGCACTCCGACTTCCCCGCGGGCTCCGGCTGGACGCTGCGCTTCTGGCTCGCCGGACCGAAGGTGATCGACGAGGGTGTCGCCGGCGTGGCCAGCGGCGACTCGTTCCTGATCACGCTCACGCCCGACATGACCAAGAAGCTCACCGCCGGCACCTACCGCTGGCGGGAGGTGGCGACGCTGGCGGGCGAGTCCTACGTGGCGGCCTCGGGGATCCTCGAGGTCGAGGCGAACATCGCCGCGGCGGGCGCGGGCGACATGCTGACCTTCTACGAGCGCCAGCTTGTGATCGTCGAGGCGGCGATCGAGGGCCGGTTGACCGACGACATGGAGTCCTACCAGATCGGCACCCGCTCGGTGAGCCTGATCCCGATCGCCGAGTTGTGGAAGATCCACGGCAGCCTCGAGGCGAAGATCGCGGCGCTGCGTAACCCGTCGGGCTTCGATCGCACCGTCGAGGTGGGATTCTCGGGCTCATGAGCCGCGCACCCTACCTGCGGGAGACCCGCCTGCCGCTGCGCTACCGGGCGAAGCGCGCGTGGATGGAATTGCTCGGCAAGTCCCGCGCGATCTACGAGGCGGCCGAGGCGCACCGGCTGCTGGCGGACTGGATCACGAGCCTCAACACCGCCGACGAGGAGGTGCGGGCCGGGATCGACCGGCTGCGCTCCCGGGCCCGGGACCTCGAGCGGAACAATTCGACGATCCGGAACTATCTGCGCATCACGGCGGTCAACGTCATCGGTGCGAACGGCATGCGGCTGCAGTCGCAGGTCCGGAACAACGACGGCCGGTTGGCGACATGGATCAACGACCGGATCGAGGCCGGCTGGCACGAGTGGAGCCGGAAGCCGACGATCGACGGGCGGCAGACGCTCGCCTCCTTCTCGCGGCTCGGGCTCAAGACGATCTGCCGGGACGGCGAGATGTTCATCCGGAAGTGGCGCGGCTTCGATGGCAACCGCTTCCGCTTCGCGCTCGAGCCGATCGACGCCGACCTGCTCGATCCGGGATTCTCGCGGCGGGCGGCGACCGGGGTCAACGAGATCGTCATGTCGGTCGAGATTGACGGCTTCGGCCGACCGGTCGCCTACCACGTGCGCAAGAGCCGCTACTCGTCCGAGCGCGAGCGGATCCCGGCCGACCAGATCATCCACCTGTACGATCCCGACCGGGTCAACCAGACCCGCGGCGTGACGTGGATGACCTCCGTCATGGTCCCGATCCGGCAGTTGGCCGGCTACATCGAGTCCGAACTCGTGGCGGCCCGGATCGGCGCGGCCAAGATGGGCTTTTTCCAGCGGGTCAAGGACGCGATCGGTCCCGGCGCGCTCGACTCGGGCACCGGCACGCTGGCGACCGAGGCCAACCCCGGCACCTTCGGCGTCCTGCCGGACGGCTACGAGGTGGCGTCGTGGAATCCCGACCATCCGGCCGCGGCCTTCGGGGCGTTCCTCAAGGAAGCCAAGCGCGACGTGGCGACCGGCGTCGGGGTGTCCTCGAACGTGCTGACCTCCGATCTCGAGAACGTGAACTACTCGAGCATGCGCTCGGGGCTGCTCTTGGACCGCGATGTCTGGCGGGTGCTGCAGCAGTGGTGGATCGACGCCTTCCTGTGGCCGGTCTACGAGGAGTGGCTCAACATGGCGCTCCTGTCGGGCGCCGTGGCACTGGACTCGCGCGACTTCCGGCGGTTCCTGACTGCCCGATGGGTGCCGCGCGGTTGGGCATGGGTGGATCCGCAGAAGGATGTCACCGCGACCCGGGACGCCATCTCGGCCGGGCTCACCTCGCGTCGGATCGCGCTGGCCGAGCAGGGGCTCGACCTCGAGGACGTGTTCGAGCAGTTGGCCGAGGAGGAGCGCCTCGCTGAGGAGTACCAGATCAACGTCGACCCGCGGGCGACTGCGGGCGCAACGCCGGCCTCGGTGCCGGCAGACGAGCCGAAGGACGAGCCGTCCGACGAGGTGGCGGACGACGAGGCTTCGGACGAGGCCGGGGACCGCGCTGGTCGCGGTCCCGGTCACAACGGCAACGGTTCCCGGCAGACTGGAATCGCGCACCGGCTCCGGCGGTTCTAGGGTGCGCTCGAGGAGGGGCTTGTGAAGCGGCGACTCAAGGACGTGGGGACCCTGCCGGAGCAGTTCCGCTGCTACCGGCTCGAGGTGGCCAAGCGCGCGCGCTCCGATGGCGCCCTGGAGGACGAGCCGGCCACCTACGAGATCGCGATCTCGAGCGAGACCGAGGTGGAGCGCTGGTTCGGCATCGAGGTCCTCGATCACTCCCGCTCGGCGGTGGACATGGCCCGGTTGCGCAGCGGGGCGGCGGTCCTTGTCGACCATGCCGGCGATCAGGTCGGTGTCGTCGAGGAGGCGCGGATCGACGACGACCGGGTCCTGCGTGCGCTGATCCGCTTCTCGCGCAACCCGCGCGGGCAGGAGGTCGAGCGCGACGTGGCCGACGGGATCCGTCGGCACATCTCGGTCGGCTATTTCGTGAAGAAGGCGAAGCTGGTGGAGAGCCGGGACGGCGTGGACGTGTGGAAGGTCACGCGCTGGGAGCCGGCCGAGGTGAGCATCGTGAGCGTACCGGCCGACACCAACGTCGGCGTCGGCCGCTCGGTGACCGCGGGAGGCGTCCAGCATCCCGTCGAACTCGAAACCGACGGCGAGTCCGTCGAGGAGGTCAGGCACATGAAGAAGGTCCGCGAGGCAAGCGGCGCCGTGATCGAGGTCGACGACTCCGACCCGCGGGCGGCCGTCACCGAGGAGCGCTCGGTCGAGTCGATCAAGACGGCCGAGGAGAAGCGGGGCGAGGCGATCCGTTCGGTCTGCGTGGCGAACGGCATCGACGAGCGGGTGGCGGGCGGCTTCGTCGCCTCGACCCTGTCGGTGGAGGAGATCTCGGCGCGGGTGATCGAGTCCCGGAAGACGGTCGGGACCGGCCAGCCGCGGCACGAGACCGTGACCGGGCACCCGGCGCGCGACCTCAAGCGCTTCTCGTTCCATCGCCTGATCGGCCGCAAGGTGGCCGAGATGGAGGGGCGCGGCAAGTTCGACGGCCTCGAGGCCGAGGTCGACGCCGAACTGTCGCGGAACTGGCCGGACTCGCTCAAGCGGCAGGGCGGCGTCCTCGCGCCCTACTCGACCCGCACGCTCGACTCCCTGACGCTGACCAAGGGGACCGAGACGGTGTTCGAGGAGGCCGGGGAACTCATCGAACTGCTGCGGCCGAAGGCGCGGGTGATCGCGGCGGGCGCGCAGGTCCTGACCGGGCTGACCGGCCCGGTGGCGTTCCCGAAGCAGTCGGCCGGGGCGACGGTCTACTGGGTGCCGGAGAATCCGGCCAACGACGTCTCCGACGGCGATCCCACGCTCGGGCTGGCGCTGATCAACCCGAAGACCATGCAGGCGAACATCCCCTACACCCGGCAGTTGCTCATGCAGTCGAGCCTCGATCTCGAGACGTGGCTGCGGAACGAACTGGCGGTGGCGCACGGGCTGGCCATCGACCGGGCAGCGATCCACGGCCGCGGCAACAACGGGGAGCCGACCGGCATCTACGCGGCCAGCGGCGTCAACGCGAAGGACTTCTCCTCGACCGCTCCGGCGCTGGCGACCCTGATGGACATGGTCGCGGCGATCTCGGACAAGAACGCCGACCTCGGGACGCTGCGCTGGCTGACCACGCCGCTCATGGCCGGCAAGCTGCGCACCACGCTCGAGTTCCCCGGCGCCGCCATGCCGCAGGGCGGGACGCTGTGGCAGGGCCCGCTGGCCGAGGGCACCATGCTCGGCTACGGCGCCGCGTCCTCGACGCAGGTGTCGAAGGTCATGTCGGCCTCGCAGCCGACGGGCGGCACCTCGCACGGGCTCGTGTTCGGGAACTGGGCGGACATGCTGATCGCTTTGTTCGGCGCGCTCGAGTTCGTGATCGACCCGTTCACCAAGAAGAAGAAGGGCATCATCGAGATCACCACGGTGCAGTTCGCCGACGTGCTGATCCGGCACGGCGAGTCGTTCTCGAAGGGCACCAACGCGCCGATCTCGTAACGGCGCGGCACGTCAACGCGCCGGGCTCCCGCACGGGAGCCCGGCGCCGGAGGGAACGGCCACATGGCAAGGGCACTGCTGGCCTTCTGTCTCGACTCGACCGACGATGGCGACATCGCGGCCGGCGCGACGCTGACGGTCGGGGTCAACATCAGCGCGGAGCAGGCGGTAGCGCTGGCGGCGGCCGGGCACATCGCGCTC